ACATTAATTTCTTGATTTTGAATTCTGTTTGCTCTTAGTATTTGACCTTTGCCTGAGCTTCTTCTGTACCAAAATCTAAAGTTGCCTTTGGGTGCTGTACCAAAATTACCATCAGCAAATAAAATTTTAACTTTGTCATTGTTTTCTGATTGCACGTTAAAAACATTTCTTTCTGCCAGAGCCAATGAATTGTAAATTGCATTTTGACCAAATAATGAAGGAATTTTTTTCCATTTTTCTAATGGTACACCTGATGCATTAACTTTTTGTACCCAAACATCTAAATCGTTGACATTTGATTTGTTAATAGAAACTGTTCTGTTAGGCAATGGTGTTGAAAAGAATTGATCTTCATATTCCATTTCACCTTCTTTGAAATATACAAAGAAACCAGTGTCTGTTGAACCAAACCCTTGGTTGTCATTTCTGTATATCATAGTGAACGCATCTGTTTGGTCTGGGGATCTTTCTTCTAAGTAACCATCAGTGTTGATTTGTGATTTAACAACTTCAATTTTTGTGTTGATACCATCTACTTTTGCTGAAAAAGGTTTTACCACACTGGTATCAGTTTGAGAATTAACGTTGTAAATTTCTGTGTTGATGCCACCAACAATGCCTTTTGATGACGGATTACCAAATTGGTTTGTAGAAACAAATAAAGAGTTTGCTATAGTTAACCATTGGTCGTACCAGTCAGCATTAGTTGGATCATTCCAATTGATTGTTAAATTTGACAAGTTGTTTCCGTTTGAATCTTCAATTGGTTCTGTTGTTGAAATTTTTGTAAGTTTTAAAATGCCTCTTGCAGGTACATTTCTTTTTATTCTGTAGTTGATTAGTTTTGCTAATCTTATAATTGAATCTCTTCTTTCTGCTGTGTCTAAGAAATTTTCTCTTGAGTTTAAATCTGTTCTGAATGCAATACTTTGACCTAGGTATGCAAGTAAATCTATGATAGCAATAAATTCACTTGATTGAATATAGTCATTAAAATCTTCAGGATAGTTAACTGAAATGTAATTAAGCATAGTTGATCTGATTGAATCATAATCATATGCTGTAAAGTTTGCTTGTGAAAAACTTCTGTAAACTGTTCTCCATTCTTCTGCGGCAAATAAATTGTTTTGTCTTACTATCTGACTCATTATAATGTTTCTCTTTCAAATTCTAATTGCATTGTTGCTTGTTTGTTAAATGGTAAAACATTAATGCTGATATCAACTCTAATTCCGTTACCAAATGAATCAAGATTAATATCTAATAATTCACATCTTGGATCTGTGTTTATGATTCTTGAACAATCTTCTATCAAATCTTCTTTGACACTTTCATCAAGTGGTTCGTACAGCAAGTCCCAGATAATTGAACCAAACTCTGGCTCCATTACTCTTTCACCTTTTCTTGTATAAAAATGATTGATTAGATCTTGCTTGACCACGTCAATATCATATAGCATATTACTCTTGTTGCTAGAAAGTGTTGAAAAGCCCTTGTATATTTGGGCTGTACCTGTATTTTCACTGCTGTTTGCAGTTGAAGTGATCTGCGATGTTGAACTAGAATATACCATGTTTTTCCTTGCAAATATTTATTGTTGTCTTTATATGCTAACTTAACTATTTACTTGACTTGGCATAATAAATAAGTTATTAACATATTAACATATACTATTTAACCAATGAAAAAACTTGATACATTTTCAGCAGAAGACAGAGTAGAAATACTACTTCAAAATGACGATATACATTATCTCAATGGAGAAATCTGCGAAGAAAATATTTCAAAAACAATCAAATGGATTCTTGCTTGTAACATCAATAAAAAGCCAAAAAAAACTCTAAAATTATATGTCAACACAATTGGCGGTGACTTATATGAAACATTTGCATTAGTAGATGTAATGAGAAACAGTTATCATCATATATCCACTATTGGCATCGGTGCTGTAATGAGTGCTGGTATTTTGATTTTTGCTAGTGGCAAACAAGGTGAAAGATACATTGGTAAAAACACTGGTATAATGAATCATCAACATTCTGATGCAATGGAATCTAAAATGCACGATATGAGAGCACAAATGAAAGAAAATGTAAACTGTGAGCAAAGATCAATGCAAATCCTAAGAGATGCTACAGGATATCCATTAGCAGAAGTACGTAAAAAATTTAACAATCCTTCAGACCAATATTTCACAGCCAAACAAATGGTTGACTTAAAACTAGCAGATCATATACTATAAATGTATGAGTGCTAATTTAAAAAACTTTGCTTCTGGCAAAAACTGGTGGTACATGGAAAAAGCCACCGCAGACAAACTACTTGATGCAATCACAGACTATTACAATGACAAATTGTCCAAAAATGTGGATGTCTTATTTGAACCAGAAGATATAAGCCTTTACACAGCCGAAATCAAACAGGAACTTATGAAAACTGCTCCATTATTTTTTAAAAATATTGGAATAAAGTTGGAAGATTCTAAAATTGGCTAAAAAACTTGGATTTATTGGTTGACTTTTCTTACAACCTGTAGTAATATATTATTATATGTTTAACTTACTTAAAAACCTACTAGGAGGTAAAAAGAAAATGGCAAGAACTAAACAATATGTAGTATACACAAGAGAATTTGCTAAAGGCAGAGTCTCAAACAAAGTTGGTGTGTTTATGGATGAAGCAAAAAACACACTTGATAACACTGGTTCTATTAACGGTGGTGTTATTAAATTTAAAAACCTAAAGATGTCTAGAAAAACTCCAACAACGGAACTAGTATCAAAAGGTTATGACTTCAATGTAAGAGTAATTGGTTCTGGTAACTACGAAGTTGCTAAACAAATCAAAAACTCTGTAATTGAGTTACTTGCTGATACAGGTAAAACTGTAATCAACGCAAACGCATAATAATAACAATATTATTATAAAACTTAAAAGGGCGGTAAAATATCGCCCTTTTTTTTATTTGGTAAATAATGACGAGTTAAGAGTAATAAGACAAGACGCAGTAGAATTAACAACTCCCGCCCTAATTTTAGATACAAACTTCCTCAAATATTAACAAATACTAAAACTAAAGAAAGAACAACATGAGTCAACAAGGAAAAGTAAAATGGTTCAATGCCACTAAAGGCTTTGGATTTATTGCGTGTGAAGATAAAGATGTTTTCGTACACATTTCAGCAGTTGAGGCCGCAGGCTTAAGACAGTTGAATGAAGGCGACGAAATTACGTTTGACACACAAGATGGACCTAAAGGTCCAAGTGCTGTGAATTTATCATTAGCGTAATTAAAAATAAAATAGAGGCGGTGGCAACATCGCCTTTTTTTATGAAAATTTTATCAACATCAATAAAATTGCATTTAAATTAAATGATGTGTTAATTAAATTATCCACAATTTAAATAAAATTGAACAAATAAAGTCTTGCTTTTATCCACTTAATATGTTAGATTAAGCACAACTTTAAAACAGTTAGGAGGTCCTTATTATGGATATTATTAACAAAGTAAAATCATGGGCGTCAGCATTAGCAGATGTCGGTGTATCATTAATAGCACTTGGGATTGTTCTTGAAGTGTTATTCAGCGGCCAAGGTATTCCGTTTTGGTCAAGCATTTCTGTAATTGGAAATGTGCAGGCAATACTATCAGGATTTAGTGATCAAGGATTACTAGGCTTGGTGGCTGTTTGGATTTTATATCACATATATAAGTCTAAATAATCTTAGACCTCAAAGATCTTTGAATAAAAAGAGCGGTAGAAATATCGCTCTTTTTTTATGACTGATTAGTTGTACTTTTGCTTTCGTGATCTAAATAAGGTTCTCTAGTTGGGAATCTAGTAGTAATAGACCCTCGTTGTGATTCTGTTTCTCTTGGTGAGTTAACTGCTGAACCTGTTCTATTTTCTAAAATGTTTGTGTATAACAGATTGCCATCAGCATCTGTTAAAAATGAAATTCCTGATATTGGCGTTAATAACAATGCATCAAAGCCTGCAGAATTCATATCAATTCTGCCTGCACCACCGGCCGCAGTTTCTCTATGACCAATACCACTATTGATATGTGATGTACCAAGTTGTGTTAGTTTTAAATCTAAACCTGAGTATATGTTTGTGTTGTTGTTTGTTGTTAAACTAATATCGTCATCTGACTTTATTTTAGTTTCACCGGCAACATCAATATGTAAATTACCTTTTATATCTCCTAAATCTCTAGTGGATTTAGGTTGAGTGTAATTGCCTGCTGAATCAGTATCAAGTGTATAATTGGCTTTTATATTAATATTTCTACCTGCTTCAAAGTTAATATCTCTATCTGCTCTCACATTAATATCTTTTTCAGTTCTCATTGATATTGAATCTGCACCCCATATTTCAATTTTACCTTGATTTGTTATTTCAACCCAACCAGTTGCTGTGCTGTTAGTCACGTAAACTGTGTTGTTTGTGTCATCCAATAATATCTGTGAACCATTTAATGTTCTTAATCTAATGTGTTTTTGATTAGCATCGTCCATTACAAACTGATGCCCACCGGGTGTTAAAATACCAAAAACTTGACTTGGTGATTCTCTTCTAGCAGATGAATCACTAAGACCTCTAATTTCATCATTTTCTAAACCTTGATTTATTAAACCTTGATAATGAGGACCATGGGCAGGTCGTTTGGCTTTATCAATGGGCTCGCCTCTGGCTGTGTGAGCTTCTATGTCAAATATGTTTGCTAGTTGTGATTCATCACCTAATCTGTTTACTTCTGCTAACGGCACAATAGGTGATTTTTCACCAAATGTTTTACCTTTGGCAATACCTGGTACCATATGATTGATGCCTGGTTGAAACAAACAACCAATACATACACCATAGTTACTATTACCATTGACAAATGCAACTGCAACCAAATTACCAATTGATGGTGGAACCATCCACATACCATATGATGTTTGTGTGCCTGCATATGTGTCTTCTAGTTCTCCTTTTCTTAAACCACTAGTACTGGTAGCACCTGCAAACGGAGAAGTCCAAATTACTGTTTTCCAACTTGTTTTGTCAGTTCTTGGTGTGTTTGAACCTATGATATGTACTTGCATTCTGCCCATTCTGGCTAAATCAGTCACACTCATCACTTCTGCTATTTTTATAACACCATAATCAATTGATTTACTATTGCCATCTCTACGAGATTTGTAATTGCTTGATGAAGATTGTGTTTTTTTTGACATTTATTATTGGTCTCCTACTTTAACACCTCGTTGATTTACAACAAAACTTAAATCAGTTAATACATCTCTTTGTAGGTGCAGTCTTTGTGTAAATTGTCCACCTTCAAATCTATGTTCTATTTTATAGATTCTATATATGCCTGTCAAGATTTCATCCCGCCTTTCGCTTACTGGTGGAATCATTCCAGAACCAGGATCAACTTCTTCTGGATACATTGATTGAAACAGTATCATATTTTCATATTTTGGATCAGCAGATACACCTAAATTTTGTAGTATTTTTTCTAAAGTATCAATTTCAGGTCTTGGTAACCAATATGGATCACCTATGATATCCATAGTCACTGACATTAAATCTATTCCAGGACCACCTGCAAAAGAATTTTCTAAAACTCGTTGTGCTTCTGCATTTTCAGATGAACCAGCATCTGTCATACCGTCGTGTGTATTAACTGCTCTGCCATAAAACTGAACATTTAATTTTGTCAATGAATCTTCGGACAAGTTAACATTATCATTTTCCAATTTCTCAGCCAAGCGCCACTTTCCACCAATTTTAATTTCAAGTCCTTCATCATCTGCTGTCTTTCTAAGATCATTAAATCTTTCAACTTCTTTTAGTTTTATACCAGCATCTCCTTGTTTGATGTTATACTGTTGAATGTCTTTGTTGTATTCATTAATCAAATTTTGATAGGCTGTTAGTGTGCCAGCATCGGGTTCAACTGCACCATTTTGTAATTGCTCTGTGTAGTTTTCCAAAAAGAATTTTCTTGCTTGTAATATTTGTTTGTGCTCAGCACCTGATATTACACCGTCTTCTGCCGCTTTGCTAAAAGTCAATTTCATTTCATTGCTTTTTTCTTTTTTATTTGCTTCTTCGGTTGCATTTTCTTGAAATTTTATCATGGTTGCTTCAGGTAATCTTTTAAAGACACCGTGCAGTTGATCATAAGGATAAACATATTGATAATTGAAGTCTAAATTAAATTCTAAAACATCAATGTTATCGCCTGTAAACAAATAATTGTATTTTTTATTAATCAATGCATTTTCCATCATGGTACTGACTCTTTGTTTGTGTCTTGTTTCGGGTGCTTGATATTCTTGTATGATTCCTGACTGCACTGTGGCCCAATCACTGACTGTAATAACATAATGAAAATGTCTTTGATAGTCTTGCCGTAAACTGTCAAAACCCATTGGTATTGCATGTGCTGTGATTGTAAATGCTTTTTTGGTTATAGCAATTTCGTCCCATTTTTCCACAGCATCTTTGTCAATGTCAGCCAACTGTTCTTGAATGCCTTTGATTTTGTCTACCATAAAAGTTGTTCTGGCCAAATGTCTTTCAAGTACTTCAGTAATACTTGAATCATAATCAATTTCTGTTGTTACAATTGGGTTATCTAAATCTTTACCAAATATAATATGTTTGTTTTTTTCAGCATCTGTTACTATACGAGATTCTGTTATTCCAGTAATATCTTCATCTGAGCCTTTTATAGAAAAACTATATTTGTCTAACAGATACTTTGTAACTCCTAAATTGTGCTGTTCTTGTTGTGCTAATTCAGATGCAAACCCATCTGTGAAATCTTTGAATTTTTTAATGTTAGATATTTTCATATCTGCAATCAATTGATGATCATCTGCTTTGCCAATATCACCATATCTTATGGCTTCAATTTGATACACTGCACCACCGGCTTCAACTCTGTATGTTATGTTTCTTATCATAATAGCATACAATCTTCGTGTGCCTGGTATTTCAATGCCAGATGCATTGTGTATACCTAAGTTTCTTTCATCTTCAGTTTTCACTGGTTTGTAATCGCCAACTAATGTGCTGTCTTTTTTTCTACCTTTTAAATAAACTTGGATTAAAAAAGGGTGTTGTTGATAACGCTCAATACCTAGTTCTTGTGATGCTAACCATATCTGTTTAATCAAGTTGGCTGACTGTGGTTGTGTCACACTAAATCTTATAACGGCCGCGGTGTTGACTCTGTCTGATCTTGTTAACCCAAATGTGTTTTCCATTTCTAAATTTGTAATGGTAGTAATAGTTTCTCCAGTGCGTGACAGTATTGATATCATTTGTTGAGATTCTTTGAGTAACATGTTTGGATCTTTGTCAGTTGAATAATCAAAAAATTCATTGCTGGTTGAGTAGCCAGATGTTAATGCATTTTCTCTTTCAAAAAATTCAGTCATAAATTTTTTACCAGCCATTGCCCATGTTATATCGTAAGTTACTGATTCATAATCATGCAACACATTTTGCATGAAATTAGTGTCATTGAAAATGTCTAAACTGGCCTGTAATCTTTTTTCACCTGTTTCTGCTGGTTTACTGGATTTTTTAATAGTTGAGTTTGAATTAGTTTTGGTACTACCTTCTTCAATACCTTCATTGAGTTCATCAATTAATTGTTGATTGTCTTGTACATTGTTTTTTTCAACCTTTGATTCTTTTTGTTTATTTTCAGTTTTAAATGTGTCAAACTCATATGATGATGCATACTTGGCATTGAGACTATCTATAGAAGATTTCTCAATGTCTTTATCTTGATAGAAACCTCTTGCTTCTAACGCCTTGTTATTTGCTAAATTTTTATTGATATTTTTATTTGCCCAATCATTTGATAAAGCAGGATTATCAACATTAAAACCTCTTGCTTCTAGTGCCTTGTTACCTGCTGTACTGCTTTTTATAACACTAATTGGTTTAGATGTTGACGCATTTACAAATGCAGATCCTTGTGTTTCTGCTAATTGCACATTGATATTGTTTTCTGGTTTTATTGTGATACTGTTATTGTTTTTTACAGCTCTGGGATTAAATTTTTTAAATTTAGATTCGTGTGATGACATGCTGATTACCTCGATCCGGCAATAGCACTTGAATTTGGTAAACGTATCACAGTTCCGGTAGTAAAATCGTTGATTGGATCTTCAAACAGATCCATGTTTCTTGCAATAAACACCCACCACAATCTAGTTGATCCATACAATGAGTGTGCAAGTAAATCTGGTCTTTTATCAAATTTACTTTCTATAGTGTAATATTCATCATCAGATCTTTGAGGTATATTTGGTAAAGACAAAATATCCAAATAGTCATTAATAATTTTAGTTGATGAATATTGTGAGTTTTCGTTACTTGCTCTAGCCATTAAATAAATCCTTTACTACCATCTTTGTTACCACCTTTTAACCAACTACCATCTCTAAAAGTGTCTAAGTTGAAACCATCTCTAACAGTTGACGGTGTTGGAGCATAAACAAGTTCTATAAACACGTTCAACAGTGAGGGCACAAAACTTTTTGAAACACCTTGCTCAACACTTTTTATATTGCCTTTTACTTTTTCTTTTAATTTTTTTCTTTCTTCAAGCTCTGCTACACCATAGTCGTTATCAATACTGGTATCAATAACTGCTAGTTCCTGTAATCTTTTTTCATCGTTGTTCATTGGTAAATTTTCTGGGCCATATCCGCACGGTATATAATCTACATCTTGTTCTAAACCAAATGACACTGTTCTAATTAGAACAGGAACTCTCTCAAACATATACGGACCATATGCACTAAACAACAGCACCGGGGGAGGAGTTCCTCTTCTGGCCAAGTTTTTACTACCAAAATATGTCATTGTTACAGATCTCAAAAAATGAAAAACAGCTAGTAAATACCTTGCTTCTTCTAGGTTATTTGCTGTAAACGGTGCTGTTACAGAAAATGTAGGAGATGCTCTTCTAACAAATGCATAATAATCAAAATTTGTTTGCAATAGATTATATTGAGAATAGTCTACCTGTGCATGAGATACTTGTATTGCTGGTGTGTAGGGAAACACCAGACCGTTTGTATATGCAATAGGTGCCAACAGATTTTTTCTATAATCTTTACTTCCGCCGCCATACACTTCTTGCTTTGCTAATGGCTTTGCTTGTAATTTTGCTCTAAAGTCGTGATTAATAGTCATATAAATATTTAGTAATAAAATAAAAGCAGTATTTAATCATTTATTTGTCTTAAATGGTTGACATTTTAACATCTAGAGAGTATATTTGTATTATGGCAAAAAGAATAAATTATTTAAACAACAAAGACATCTTAAAAGAAATACACAAAAGCAAGAACAGTTTCTGTTGCTACACAAAGCCAGAGTATGCAGATTATGATCTGATAATTACCACGCCTATTGAAAAAATTACCAAAACAAAAGTGCTTGAAGCACGTAGAAATCGTGCCGCTAGACTCACACAATTGAAGGCTGAAGAACTTGGATTAAAGAAAAAAGAAATTGCTGAGCATGAAATTAAATTAAGGCACGTGGATGATACTGATGTGATTATTAGAGTTGTTACATGGGATCACATTCCAGATGATCCGGATAGAAAAAACAATCCAAAAACTATAGCAGATACAAAAGTCAAACTAAATTTTATTCCTTTTAAACATTATAAGTTAAATGATAATAATGATTGGGAAGAAGTTGGTAAAAGTCATTACATTGGACACAATCAATTTAGTAAAGATCATGGTAGAATGACTAATAAACTTGGGTTGATGTTTCTTAAACTGTGTGATAGATATGGCTCCAGATCTAATTGGAGAGGTTATACCTACAATGACGAAATGAGGGCACAAGCGTTGGTTCAACTGTCACAGATTGGTTTACAGTTTGACGAAAGCAAATCACAAAATCCATTTGCTTATTATACTGCGGCAATTACCAACAGTTTTACTAGAATTTTAAATGTAGAGAAAAAACATCAAAGTTTAAGAGATGATATACTAGAAAGTCACGGAATGAGTCCTTCTTACACAAGACAAATGGAAAATGAAATGTCCACTAAAGAAGGCAAGAAATAAAGTTGACTTTTTACAACTTTTAATGTATATTTTTACTAGTTAATTGACTGGAAAAAAATTATGTTTAAAAAAGCGGCCTGCTTTACTGATATACACTTTGGCTTAAAAAATAATTCAAGACAACACAACAACGATTGTGAAAATTTTGTTGAATGGTTTATCAAAGAAGCCAAAGAATTTGGTGCAGAAACTTGTATATTTTTAGGCGACTGGCATCATCACAGAAGTTCAATTAATATCAGTACACTGAATTATTCTATTTCTAATTTAAAAAAATTAAGCAAAGCATTTGAAAAAACTTATTTTATCACTGGAAATCATGATTTGTTTTACAGAGATAAAAGAGAAATTTCTTCTGTGATATTTGCTAATGAAATCCCAAACATTGAAATAGTTAACGAAATACTAGTCAAAGATGATGTTGCTATTATTCCATGGTTAGTTGGAAACGAATGGAAACAGATTAAAAATATCAAATGCAAATACATGTTTGGACATTTTGAGTTACCAAATTTTAAAATGAATGCTATGGTTGAAATGCCAGATCACGGAGAAATACAGGCAGATCACTTCAGTCACATTGAAAGAGTTTTTTCAGGACACTTTCACAAAAGACAGCATAAAGGCAATATCAGTTATATTGGAAATCCTTTTGCTCACAACTACGCTGATGCATGGGATAACGACAGAGGCTGTATGTTTTTAGAGTGGGACAAAGAACCACAATACAAAATATGGGCAGATGGTCCAAAATACAGAGTTATGAATTTAAGTGATTTGCTCAAAGATCCAGAAACATATTTAGATACTGAATGTCACGTACGAGTTAAAATTGATGTTGATGTAACATATGAAGAGGCAAACTTTATCAAAGAAAATTTTCAACAACAGTACAGTTTAAGAGAAATTAGTTTGTTACCACACAAACAAGCAGAAGAAGAAATAGAATTTCAGGGAGAAATTAAATTTCAAAGTGTTGATGAAATTGTGTTAGATCAATTGAACAAAATTGAATCTGATAGTTTTGACAATCACATATTAATGGAAATCTATAATAGATTATGATAGTTTTAAAGAACCTTACAATCAAAAACTTTCAAAGTATTGGTAATGCCACACAGGCAATTAACTTAAATCACGCAGGCTTGACACTGATACTTGGTAACAACTTAGATCTTGGTGGTGAAGGATCAAGAAATGGTACAGGTAAAACTACGTTACTAAATGCGTTGAGTTTTTGTTTGTTTGGAGATGCACTAACAAATATCAAACGAGATAATTTGATTAATAAAACTAACCAAAAAAACATGAGTGTTTCTTGTGAATTTGAAGTTGATGGTAAAAGTTATAAAATTGAGCGTGGTAGAAAACCAACTTATTTTAGATTTTTTTGCAATGATGAGATTGTTAATGAAAAAGATACAGATGAAGCACAAGGAGAGAATAGATTAACACAAGAAGAAATTCATAAAGTGTTTGGTATGTCGTTGGCATTATTCAAACAAATAATTGCGTTAAACACTTATAACCAACCCTTCTTGAGTATGAAAGCAACAGAACAACGTGATGTTATTGAAGAATTGTTGGGTATAACTAGATTATCAACTAAAGCACAATTGCTGAAAGAACAAATTACAAAATCAAAAAACGATATCAAAGAAGAAGAATTACGTATACAAGCAGTTAAATCAAGCAATGAAAAAATTGAAGAAACTATTAGACGTTTTAAAATCAAAAGTTCAGCATGGCAGGATGAACATTCTAAAAAAATTAACAGTGTTAACACTGCAATCAAAGAACTTGAAAATATTGATATCAATTTAGAAATTGAAAAACACAAACAACGTGATTTGTGGCAAGAAGGCAACTACAAGATTAATGAAGCCAACAAATGGATTCAAAGTGTTGGCAACGACACAGCTAAACAACAAAAGACTGTGTCTAAGTTACAAAATGAAATTGTGTCATTAGAAGAACACAAATGCTATGCTTGTGGACAAGAGTTACATGATAACAAACAAGATGAAATCTTAACAAGTAAAAAAGCATCACTTGAAGAAGCCAATGTGCAAATTCAATTAAATGAAAATCAAATAGTTGAACAACAAACGGTTATTGACCAAATTGGAGACATTGGAGAAGCACCCACTTGTTTTTATTCAGATGTAGATCAAGCCTATCATCACAAACAAAATTTAGAAAAATTGCGTAACGAACTTGATTTTGTCAGCAGTCAAGAAAATCCACATATTGAACAGATTGATACTTTGCAAAATCAAAACATTGAACTTATAGATTACAACTTGTTAAACAATCTTACTAAACTAAAAGAACACCAAGAGTTTTTGTATAGACTGTTAACATCAAAAGATTCATTTATACGTAAAAAAATTATTGATCAAAACCTAGCATACTTAAATGCAAGATTAAATCATTATTTAGAACTGTTATATCTACCACACGAAGTTGTTTTCAAATCAGATTTATCTGTGGAAATCACAGAACTAGGTAGAGAACTAGACTTTGATAATTTAAGTAGAGGTGAAAGAAACAGACTGATACTTGGTTTGAGTTGGGCATTTAGAGACATATATGAATCCACAAGCAAACCAATCAATCTATTGTTCATTGATGAATTAATTGACAGTGGTATGGACACACAAGGTGTTGAATCAAGCATGTCAATATTGAAAAAAATGACCAGAGAACGTGGCAAGAATGTGTTTTTAATTTCACACAAAGATGAGTTAACTGGTAGAGTTAATTCAATCATGCATGTTGTAAAAGAAAACGGCTTCACGTCTATTTCAAACGATCTTGAGATTGTTTCAAATCATTAATAAATATTAAAAAGTTTATTAAACAGGAACACAATTTAATGGAATCACAACAAAAATTAGAACAACATTTTAAAGATGACTGGCAAGGCGAAAAACACATTTATGATTGGTTGCGTAAACACACTAATATTCCTTATTTGCAACTTGATATAGATATTCCATATCCAGAAATTTACAAAGAAGCACTTGCAGTACAAGATCAGTTTGTGGTACACAGAAAACACGAAGGTGATGAAACTTGGAAAAGTGCTTGTTTGCATGGAGTTGATGTGCATGTAACCAACGATTGGAAAGCAGATGAATACAAAGACAAAGGCTGGACTGAACCTCCAGAATATAAATGGACCAGTCTTGCAGATCAATGTCCTGTAACTACAGATTTTTTTAAAAATACTTTTCCATATAGTAGATACGACAGACTAAGGTTTATGTGGATTGAGCCAGGAGGATATATATTACCACATCAAGACTTACCTGAAAGACACTTTGCACCTGTGAATGTGTCAATATATAATCCTGAAGGTTGTGAATTTAGATTTAAAAACTGGGGTACTGTACCTTTCACACATGGTAGTGCTTTTTTAGTTGATGTTGGCCAAGCTCACTGTGTATGGAACAGAAGCAGTGAACCAAGATTGCACATGATTGCACATGGATCAAAAGACTGGGATCGTTTTATACCAATGCTAGAAAGAAGTTGGAAAAAATACAAATAAGAATGACTAAGCCTACTAACATTCTTAATAAACAATATACATTGGTTATCTTAAAAAATGATACTATTTTAGATAGTATTAAAGATTTCTTTTATCAAGACTTGTTTCATGAGATTGAAAATGTTGTTTATACTAGTATGAAAGAGTTTGACCGTGTATTAGATAAAGTCAATACTAGTCATATTATTGTAATTCAAGAAGGTTGTTTCTTTTACGATCATCTCACAGTAAACTTTCTCAAAGATATTGACAGCAGTTTAGAAGAGTATTCTTTAATAGGACACATACTTAACCGTAAAGGTTCTTACTATAATATACACGAACAATGTTTTATTCTTAATATAAATCACTGGCGTCAAGCAGGAATGCCTAAATTTTATGACAATTCTGTTGATAATTTAATTAGTGTTAAAAGGTCAGATGATAATTTCCACGATGATTATACTCCTAAGTGGATTAGCAAAGATACTGAAAACACAGAACACACAGAAAAAGTTATCAAACTTAAATTTGGTGGCAAAGTTATCAGTGAAATGTTAAAACATAATTTTAAAATACGTCCTTTTGCTGAACATGAAAGAAATTCAAAAAAGTTTATATATTACGAACAGCAAGAACAGATAGAAAATTTACTAGCATGGGATAAGTTAAACGCAAATCATAAACATTATTTTCCTTATACAACAAAACCACAAAGTATTGAATTCACAAATAATGGTGAACACTATATTTCAGTTGCAAATGGATTGGAAAGTTTATTTAGAATTAATAAAGTATATGAAGGTATAAAAAAAATTACATTTTATGATATTTCAATAACTGCATTAATATTCACTGAAATTTTTATTAACAAATTTTATGACCATTATATTCAATTTGTTGATGATTTTCAAACTTTATTACCAAGCAAACATCATAAAATTAAACCAACTGATCATAACATTACATTAAACAAAATCAAACCTGTATTAGAGCATATCAGGAATAACAACATAACAGTAGAGTATCTTGTAGGAGATATCACAAGAAATAATATAATTAAAAATATTAATAAACCTACACTAATTAGCCTAACAAATGTGTTTACATATCAAAAAAATCTAATTAGAAAAGAAGAAAGAGAATCTTATATACAAGAATTAAACAATCAACCTAATATTAAGGAAGTTTTATTTTAGTATAAATACCATTAGAATAAAAGGAGCAAAAACAATGAATTTTGAACAATTGGTAAGATACACATTAGAATATGGTAATCAATTACGATATTACCATTGGCAAACATCTAGTTATGCACAACACGAAGCACTAGGTGAATTTTATAACGGACTATCAACAAAGATAGATGGATTAGTTGAATCATGGCAAGGTCGTAATGGAAACATCAAAGTCGACCAAGGCAGTGTTGAACTAGTTGATTATTCAGATGTTGATGCTGTGATTGAAAGTGCTGAAAATTTAAGAGATGCTTACGAACAATTTAAAGAAAAAATCAGTTACGGTGATATTCAAAATCAAATTGACGAAGTTGTTGAATTAATTAATCACACAATATATCTATTAAAATTAAAATAAAATTTCAAATTTATTTTGGTGTTGCATGGCCATATTGTACCAGTAATTTTTTTCACCTTTTCTGATGTGATTATGACTGTATTCAAACACATTTGACAAGTGAAGCAGTGTGTTGGTATTTACATTTTTAAAAACAAATAATCTTGTAATATCTCCATAACAATAGTCTACTGTTATATCATTGTTTCGAATATGTTCTATCACAGGCATTACTTCGTTAACATCTTTGATATACTGATCAATTTGATTGTATCCATGAGCATCAACATGCAAAGTGGTCCATGGTCTTCCTCCAAAAGTATTTTCAAAATGTTCAACAAATTTTTTATAATCTGCTTCAAAATCAGACAACAGCAATTCTGTAAATATCAAAGCAGGCATTGATATATCATAATATGTGATATGTTTTATTGATTGATAAACATTTTTTATTTTACGTAGACTCTCAACACCGTTTGCTACTGAAATATAATTAGGATAAAATTCAGAAAATTCATTTTTTCTCACAGTTGTTGCTACTGGATAGTAGTAAGATTTAGGTGGAATACTTTCCCATGACAGCAGATTTGTTACTTGATCTTTTTTACTGTAATATAAAAATGTTTTAGATTGATTTTCATAATTGTTAAATGGTCTAATTTTAAAATTATTTTTTAGTAATACATCTATAACTTTATTGCCAAATTCACGCTCGTCTAATAAAAAGTCTGGTGCACCTACTTGTTTCCAATCATGCAAGTTCAAAATAAAAGTGTTTGACTCTAATTTGGAATCATTATTTAATAAATTTCCTATTAATGAATATTGGTTAAAATCTTTAACTGTTTTTCTTAAAAAATCATTGTCTATATGATTAGTAAAAAACACACCTTCTTCAATCACTATAGCAAATTTGTTTGTGACTTGTGTTTCTAAACATTTAGTAAGCTCTTGCTTTTCAATGCAAAAAGATTCTTTGATTAAATCATGTAAAAGCATTTCATAAAAATAGTCTTTGATACTTTTTAATAAACTGTGATTTTTAATAATGATTAAACTGAAATTTTCTTCAATATCACTGACTTTGATTTCTGATTGCATCTTTGTTGTTTGTCCAAAATTCTTTTGCTGTGATGTATTTATAGGTCTTGTAAGTTTTAGAAAATGTTAAATCTTGCCATTGAGTTGGATCCCATAAAACAAATTCACCTTGCCTAGAAATTTTTACACACAATAACCATTTGTCTTGTGATTCGCAACTTTCTTGTGATTGACGAATCCATTCATCGAGCTGTTTGACTTCTTCACCTAGTGCCAATTGATTCCATTTAAATTCACCGTAGTTTTTTGCTTCAATTACCAGCAGTGGAAATGAGTCAGGTGGAATTATGTCACCTTTAAATCCTCTGGTTTGGTTTTCGCTTAATGTTTGTGTTCGCACAATGTTTTGACCACCCACAAAAGCACCCGAGTATGGTACTCGAGTAAATGATTCGTTGTACAAATCTGAGAGAAAATTTGCTATATCTCGCTCGTACGATTTGCCTTTGTTTTTGCTTTTTCTACCACTCATAATGACTATTATACATTATTTAATTGTTAAAAGCAACTATAAATATTTGCATGGAAGAAATGCGGCCAGATCTGTTGTATCAATTAACGATGAACATGATCGATGATGAATCAGAATATGATATCAAACAACAATATCACAAAGACATGATTTACAAAAGATGTCACGAACTAGAACTCACATCATACTTAAAACAGTATTATCAAAAAATTAGCACAAATCATGATCTTTCACAACCGTTGTCTGTGGTTGAATTGGGTTGTAGTTTTGGGTTTTTGTTCTTTGCAGAACAGTTGTTTAGTGATTTTAAATTTAAAAGTTGGATTGGCTATGACATTGACCAAAAAGGTATAACAGTTGCAAACAAAATAAAAGACAGTCTGGGTTTTGACAATTGTCAGTTTATTCACAGTGCAACTACAAACACCAATACTGACATTTTATATGTCAAAGACAGTTATCCATTGGGCATGGACATATACCAACCTGGCAATTGTCCAGTACCAAACACACACTTTAGTCAACTGCCCAGTGCTGACATATATCTAATAGACATTGAAGGTGCCTGTATTGACTTGGATTTAGATCAATTGGATTTTAAAGTCTTAATGATTGAAACCAATACCAAATCTGCAACATCAAAGTTTTTGAAATTGATACTGTCACGTGAAAACACAACCTATAGATGTATACATTCACATGTGATAAAAAATAATAAAGATAAAAGTTTCTATATCTTTGTGAAAAGAAATCCTGAAAACAATAATAATTTATTTAGACCTTATAGAGACAACTCGGCTTAATTAAATTAAATCACCTCCGCGATGGTGTTATCACGTCCTTTGCGGAACTGTGATCATCTTTGCGATACTGCTAATTTTGATTTGTATTAGATTCTATATGAGTATGCACTTATTACCAAGATTTGGCCATACTTCACCCGTTGCCGGGCGAAGTACTTTTCTTTGTTAATAAGTTGTTTTGTTACTCATTACCAGAGATCAGTCATCTAACTCACGGAACCTAAAGAGGCGGTTGGCCGGTACCCCTATCATTCCTACTTCATCCAACGGGACTTGTACATACCCAGAGTTAGCAGTTTATGTACAAGACAATGGTTGCATTTCTTTCTCTAGCAGAGCCATTATCATTTGTGCCTTAGTTAACACTTGCCTTGCAACACTAGATTCACCATCTTTATGACGCATTTCTAGGATCTTATTGATCAATTGAGTTGCTATGTTATGCCTGAAAATTTGCCTTGATATTTGCCTATATAATTTGTATAATGTAACAAGTAGCAACAAAAGTCAACCTCTTTTTTGATTAAATACACAAAAAGGCAAATATATGGTAGAATGGGATTTTACAAGTCATTGGGATTACAGAGATTGCAGACTAGAAAACAACGGTTTAATACCCAAATCTTGCGGATATAACAAAACCTTCAAATATGTAATCAATGTACAGCAAATGAAAGATGACTACATTGATTGGTGCATGGAAAAATGCAGAAGCAACTGGGGTTGGCATTTTAATGACGATCATGCTTTTATATCTTTCAATTCCAAAAAAGAAGCATTTTTGTTTAACCTGTCAATAAGATAAAATGTTTAGTGTAGAAGATTTATACATTGTAGAAAATAAAAAAATTAAAAACATAGCAAAAAAAGATCATGCTGTGGATTGGATTGGTGGCAGTTGTGTTTACAAGATATTAATTGGAGACCAAGTAGTACATGTTGGTAGATCTGACACATGTAAAAAACATGGAGGTGCTGAAAAAACAAGAAAAGCCATTGTACAATTGTTAGGTTGGGAAAAACACAATTCTGGAATCACAACCACAAAAATTTGGAAAGCAATAAAAAACAAATTCAAACCAGATATACAAAATATCAAAGTTGAAGTTATTTTTACTAAAAATATTGAAAAAGTTTACAGCAAAGAATTGATTTAAACCACAGGGCTCATTGATCCTTTGTATCTTTCCATGTTGTCTTTTAAAAATTCTTGAATGATTTTTTTATCTTCGTAACTTAATGCCCAGGCTTGATTCCAAGACACAGAACCTCTCATGTACCAACAAATTTCAGCAATCTGTTTTCTTATGTCGTGACTTTCTTCTGCTAATCTTCTAAAGTATTCTCCAACGTCAGAAGGCGAGTGTGTTATTAAGTAGTTACGAAAAAATCCGCTGGATCCAATTTCACGTCAGCAGTGAATTCTTTTTCAGTTTGTTTGCAAATCAATGTTTGCTTGGTCACAGTTGAAAATTTATTAAGTCTGTCAATTTCTTTGTCAATTAATTTGCTGTTTTGTGCATCAAGATTATCAATAAACTCTTTGATGTGAGCTCTGTTTTCAACAATGTCACCATTTGGTGTTACAATTTTTACAACACTTTCAGTTAACAAGTTCATGTTTGTTTCTGCTAGTTTTACAAACATATTTTTGAATTGATTAACTTCAGGATTGTTTTGCACTTGATTTAATGTTTGTAGTGCTTTGGCTTGATCATATGCAACCAAATTTAATTTGGTTTGTAATTCATATGACAATGGTCTAACATACACAGTTATACCATTTTTTAACACAACATAATTTTCAGATTCCATAACTTCAACATTTTCTAAAATGCTGTTTAAGTTAACTTCGTACATTTCTTCTTGTCCGCTGTGAGGAGAAGTCAATCTAGTTTCCATAATTTCGCCATATGTTGCCATTCGTATAGCAATTAACAATATGTCTACATCACACACTGGCAGTTTTCTAGTCTCCTTGATGCTTGGTGCACAACTCTGTACAATTTTTATAACAGAATCACCATTCAACAGTGCATCTGGATTTCTCATGTATAACTCATCTTTGGTTGTCATTGGAAAAACCGCAATTTCATCAGTTGGTGCTTGGTCATCAACTGTGTTAAACTTTGCTCCAGATGGCAATTTTATATAAAGTTTTGGAGCTCTATAAAACTGTTTTAACGGATTGATATTTTCGTTTTGTTGTTCTGACATTTTTGTTCCTTATTAACTACGTACTTTATTTAGTTTATAAATATTCATGTAGAATACTTATTGGAGAAATTAAAACTATACTTAATTATTTATCATGATAGATCTTGAATTAGATGGACAGACGATAAGAATACCAGAATTTGCAATGGACAAATCCATTCAGATTCTTATTCAGTTGGCTAAGAAGCAAGGACTAGACTTAACTTCTATTGAAAAGTCTGACAAGCGTACAGCCACAGTGCTTTCCAGAATGGAAAAAATCTTAACTGGGCAAACTCAACAGTTAGCAAAACAAACCAAATCAGATCAAGCACAGTCTAAAGCACAGAAGAAAGAATCACAAGAAACTATAAAAGTTCGTGAAGCCATTAACAACGCAACAAAATCAAATTCAGCAAAACTTGAACAGTTAGCAGAAAAAATTGGCGACAAAAATGCAGGTGGGTTGTTAGGAGGTGTTGTTGGTAAACTTGGAATCTTTAGTAAATTCTTATCAGTAGGTGCCGCGGCACTTGCCGGTTTTGCCACAGCCATAACCACTGTTTTCAAATTCTTAATGAGATTAGGACAACTTGAAGGCACACTATTTAGAACTGGATTTTTTAGTTTTGATTCTCAAGAAGGATTAGCTCAAGGTATTACTTCGTTGACAGTGTCGGCCGCAAATGCAAGATTGAGTTTAGAACAAGCAACTGAAATTTTGACACAATATTCAAAAGCCATGGATGCTTATGGAAGTGAAACAATTTTGTCAGCAATCACAAACACACAGAATCTTTTAGAATCACAAGGCTTCTTGGCACAGAGTTATCAAGAGATTGCTAATGCAGTTGCTGAACAATCAGACATTTTTGCAAAAGCAGGATTGTCAGTGGGAGCAAATGGTGTAGCACTGTCAAACCATTCAGCAGAATTATTAAGAAGCACAGTGGCATTTTCTGATTTGACAAACACATCTGCAGATTTGATTAGAACGTTAGTAGTACAGGCATCAACAAATCAAGTGTTCTTAAACAGATTACAAATGTTACCAGAATCAATTCGACAGTCAACACTGTCATCGGCTCAAGAAGCCTTTGCAGGATTGGCCGCATTTGGAGAACAAGCAGGTGGCGAGCTCACAAGAATTTTAAGTGAAGGTATAGGTTTTGGTAATTTGGCATTCTCGCAATCATTTAGAGATTTGGTTGTGACATCACCGCAGTTGGCAGACTCATTGTATAATTTACAAAACACAATAACAGGTGGTGGCAGTGTTATTGACGGGCTAGAAACATTTAGGCAAACTGTGTTAGACGTTAGTGATGGTGAAAGACAAAGATTACAAGCATTGTCTATTATGGGAGATCAGACAGCATCAACGGTGTTGGCATTGATCAATCAACAAAAATTATTAACAGATGAAACCAATAACTTTGTGAGGCTGAGAAGACAAGCGGCAAATTTACAACCAGGTGAGTTAGCAAATATACAAGCAAGATTACAAGCGGCTATGGCAGAGTTGAGTACTAGATTTCAAAAACTAGCGGCGTCATTTTTGACATCAGGTGTAGTTGATACGTTTGGCAATATTATGGATGGGGTTATAAAGTTAGTGCAAAAACTTGGCGAGCAAGGTGGCTTCATTGACACAATTGGCAACAAGATAACTCAAGCACTAAACAATTCAGAAAACTTTATAAAAAACGTCAAAGACTTTTTTACAAACACTGTTGAAGGATTCACAAGTTTTATTTCAAGTGCATTAACTAACGGAATATCAGCAGGTATTGCCAGAGGTGTTGCACTAGCATTACCAACAGGTGACAATGCAGAAAAATTAGCAATGTATGATAAGATACAAAGTATGCTCAAAACCAATCCTAATGATCCTGACACACTTAAAAAAGCATACGCAATGTTACGTAGAGGTAGAGAAGATGCAGAATCAACTGATCCGTGGGCCGAGTATGCTTACAACAATAGAGGATCAGATTTTATACAGAACTATATCCAGGATGAAATAGGCAAATATTTTGCCAAGCCGCTGTTTCCACAATCAGGTGAAATGGGTTCGCCAACTGGCATTGTAAATCCCAATCAGCAAGGTGGAACACAAGGTGGAACACAACAGTCAGACGGTATAAGTGGCACTAGCAGGCAAAAAATTAAAATTTTACCAATGTTTGGTGATCCAACCAAATATCTTGAACAAGGTGAAATGACTGAAGGAGAGTATAGAAGAAAACAAATTGAAATACTCCAAGAACAGATTAACATACTAAACAAAATCAACACTAATTCAAAAAATCAAGTGACTTCTATTGATAAACAGACAAATACGTTGCAAAACACAACATCTTAATCCATATGCAATTTTACCAACAAAACAAGGTTGACATATAGTATTCATTTTGTTAGTATATTAAAAAGGAATTTAAATAAATAACGTTATGAGTTGGAAAAAGTACTTCAGAGAATACGACACAGCCGAAGGTTCTAAAAGCCCAATGGGGTCAGCGCCAGCCAGTGCAACATCAAACACAGGTCACGCAAGATACAACACATGGTTACCTGAGGTTTATGCAGGACAACCAAACAGAATTGAAAGATACTATCAGTATGACATGATGGATCTTGACACAGAAGTTAATTCTGCATTAGACACTATTGCAGAATTTTGTACTCAAGTTGACGAAAAAACACAATCACCTTTCACAGTATTTTACAAACAAGAACCAACCACAACTGAAACAGCATTATTGCAAAATGCATTACAGCAATGGAACAAAGTTAATGAGTGGAACAAACGTGCTTTTAAAATGTTTAGAAACACTATCAAGTATGGTGATCAAATGTTTGTGCGTGATCCTAAAACTTACAAATGGTTTTGGGTTGATCCAGGATTTGTAGACAAGATTGTTGTCA